CAGACGCCATTCACCGCCTGACTTAAACCACTGGCCGCATTCTGAGACGCTTGCCCCATAGAGTTCACGCCGGAGGCTGTCTCCTTAGTGGCCTCGCCGACAGATTTATCCCCATTGGCCACCGACACACCAGAATTACCTAGCTGAACCCCTTGATTAGCGATCGCAGACGCTACGCCATTCATGAGATTTCCACTTTGTGCATTGCCAGCGTTTGTCGTTCCCATTCCCAACATATTCATGAGAGGCAGAGTGATCTGAGTCTTCACGACCATGTTGGTGATGTCTTTAAGGAACGATGTGGCCAGACTGGAGATGCTCATCTTCCCGTTAACAACAAAGTCAGTAAGCGTGTCAGTTAAACCGCTAAACAGATCTGTCCAAGTACCTTCGATCTGGTCAGCCAGGTTTTCATATTCCAGAGCCAACTGCTGGGTCGCTGTGCCTGTTTGCTTAATCAGCGCATTATTGCCAGCGGCCACCAGCTGATTAAGCTGCTTGTTGTAAAGCGAGATGATTTTCGGGTCAGTCGCCTTATCACGCAGCTCGATCAGCGCCTTAAGATTGCGGTTGTAGGTATCCGAAAACTCGGCAGCCTTCTCCTCATGGCTTTGCATCAAGCCTGCGCTGATAATCGAATCCGATTCCGGCGCCCAAGCGCTGATCATTTGCTCGACGTTGCGGCGATTAAACATTTCACGGTATTCGGGGGTAGCGTTCCTCAAATCCGCGAGACGTTTTTTAGCCTGGTCAACCATCTTCTGCGAGATAAACTCGTTAGGCGTGGCGTTTGCAAGATCGGTTAGTGACTTAGTGACATAACGCAGCGACTGATCAAACGACACGGTGGCCTTTGAACTTTCGCCCATTTGCCCCATGAGCTGATCAGCTTTATCCAGAGCCCTCTGGAAGCCGGCAGCCAGCTTCTGTTGCGCACGTTCCTCCCTCTTCGCGGCGCGTTCAGAGGCATTCGCGGTACGCTTCCCCGCCCTCTCGGCAGCAGCAGCATCCTGTTCACGAGCTTTGGTTAGTGCGGCTATGGCGGCTGCACGCTCCTTCTCGCTCATCTTTTCCAGAGACGATGCAGTGGAGGCTTTCTGCAGGTTAAGCTGGGTTTTAAGCTGCTTCGGCCCAATGATAGGTTTTCCTTCAAAATCCATCATTGGTGTGCCATCAGGCAGCGTGCGCTGGTAAACCGCAGAGTCCATCTGGTTGCGCATGTACTGCGCGAGCGCTTTATCAGCGCCTTTGTCGCTGGTGCCCAACCCAAGCACTGTTCCCTGGTTGGTCTTCACGCCCTTTCCGGTTTTCGCCGCGTTATCGCGTTCAAACTCAGCCTGTGTCAGTTCCTGAGCAACAGTTTCAAGATGTTCCTGATAGCCACGAATACTGCCCTGCAGCTTCTGTACCTGTTCTGTGTTTCCTTCTTTTTTTGCCTTTTCCAGCAGATCGCTGAAGTGTGCGATCTGCTTTTCAGTTGCGGTCTTGCGCGATGATAAAGACTCAACCAATTTTTGGGCTGGTACCAGATAAGATTTATTTACCGTTTCTCGTAATGGCCCCAGCAGCTTGTTCTTTTCATCATCGGACAAAGACTTGTCGTCATTGATCTTCTGAATTTTCTCCAAAGCTTCCTGGCGCGCTTTCACGAACTTGGCCGAAAAATCTTTGTTTTCATCGCGGATTTTTTCAATCTGAGATTCAGCCGCCTCTTTTGCGAGACGTTTGGAGACGGCAGTGTCCCCCAGTTCAATAGTCCCACTAACTCTATCGCGTTGTTTGCGAAGGTCGCTCAGTTCGGACTCGACCTTCTTACGGTCAATTTTGATAGTGGTTCCGGCCATCCCTGGTCCGTAGACCATTTTTTCACCAGAATTTAGCTCCTGCTCCTTCTGAGCTATTTGGCGATCAAGACGTTCCTTGTAATCCGCCATCTGTGCCCGCTTGGCGGCCGTCATCGCCTCGGGGATTTTGCGGATCTCATCAACGACTTTTGACGTTTCGCTGCGGAGCATAGTCATATAGCTGATCAGTCCAGCCACTGCTACAGCTGCAACGGTAAACGCAGCACCAATCGGGTTTGCTGCGATAAACGCAGTCAGCCCAGCGAATGCCCCTTTCAGCCCCGTAATCGCGCCACGAATGGCAAAAATGAGCGATGGGATTGGTGCCAGTCCCATGCGTGCAGCACGATTGAAACGAGTGACCGCCGTCGCTCCCAGCGTGAATGGTGTCTGGATTACAGTGGACATTTTCATGAAGGTGGAAAGCATCTGGCCGCCGGCGCCGACAACACCTAAAATGCCCGCTCTGAGCATTTTAAATGCCACCATTCCGGCGACAATTTTGCCCAGCGTAATAACCAACTCCTGATTCTTAGCCAACCATTGCGCCAGCTCGCGCAGGCCATCAATCGCGGTGGTAAGCCCCTCTCCCAGTGAATTAGCGAACGAAATGCCTTCAGCGCTGTTCATTACGGCCGCCAGCTCTTTCATCCCCTTGGTCAGAGAATCAAGATATCCAGCCTGCCCTACTCGATCGGCAAACAGAGTGAAAGAGGTTTGCAGCTGCGCCAACGCACCGGTGTAGGTTTGCATCATATCTTTGGCGGCATTTTCGTTTTCCGCACGCAAACCAACAAACATCAATGAAAGAGCATGTTTCGCTTCAACGGTCCCACTGGAGACGGCTTTGGTTAGCTCACCCATCGTGATACCGGCCGCATCTGCCATGGCCTTCATCGCATTTGGAACCGCTTCACCCAATTGCTGGCGGAGCTCTTCCATCGACACAACGCCTTTACCAGACATCTGTTGGACAGCCACCGCCGCTCGCTTAAGCAACTCACTATCGCCACCAAAACGTGCGACTGAGTCCACCAGTGCCTTTAATGAGCCATCAGTAGGATCGAGCCCAGCAGAACGGAATTTCACAAATGAGTCGGTTAAAGACTGCATCGCAAATGGGGCGTTTTTCGCCATGTTCACGATATACTGCATGTCTTGAGCAGCGGCTTCTTCAGGATTGACTTTATCCTTGTTCAAGCCACGCAACATGACACGCATACGCTGCATTTCGGCCGCAGCCTCTACGATCGGCTTCTGCCAACCAAACAGGATGTCAGTAACCGTTCTGGCAGCATCCCCAATTTCTCCCAGAAGGAAAATATTGCCGCGTAATCCATAAAAGACGCCATTTTCACGACCACCACCGCGATGGGGCGCAGCGGTAAATCGATCAGCGCCACCTCCGCTGCCTCCCCCACCCGTTGTGGTTGTTCTGACCCTGACAGGGCGGCTGATCAGCTGCTGGCTTCGAATAACGCCATCCATCTGATCTTTGACTTTTTTTAACCCCTCGGCCGCCTGGCTTGTCGTTGTTCCCCAATTGCTCAGACGCTTGCTGGTCGCATTTAGTCTGGTGTTCATTCCACCAAGAGAAGTAGTGGCACCCTTGATCTCAGTGTTGAATTTACCGGCATGGTCTCTTGCGTATTTAACCCAATCAGAAAACTCATTGAGTTCCGACTGAACCTTCCGCAATGAGGCCAGGAACTTGTGCGTAGACGATGTGGCTGAATCAACGCGATCTGTGAATGTCCGCAAATCAGTGCTGATAGCGGACAGTTCACGTTGTGCCTTTCTAGAGGTGTTGGAAACGAGCTCAAAACCGGCAGCTACGTCATGTAGTTTGTCTGCCGTAGAATTGAGTCTGGTTTCAAGAGCGCCAAGAATGCTGGAGACCGAACCCAGAGAGCGCTCGAGGTTTTTAATTTTTTGAGCCGGTTTGGTAGCCCGCTCGCCAAATTTGGTAAGTAATTTACCCGCCCGGTCGATTGACGCCGTAAACTGTTTGTCTTCCAGCGACAGGATAAACTCTACGTTTTGTGACATTCCCTTGTCATCCTCTGCCAAAAATTTGCATCAGCTGCTCTTTGGCGTCGGGGTCTGCCTTATCCATATGCGGACGGTAGACTTTATCAGTAACGACTGGCCTTCCAATCCTGAGTTGCAAACCCTCCATGAACGCCTTAACGCCATCGCCATCCGCTTGGGCGACGCGGGCGACCTGCAGATTGCGGACATCCTCTTCCGCTCGCAGACGATCGATATTGCGGCTGAGCATCCAGAACATGGTCAACGGGACACTCAGTAGCTCTATTGGCGATACGGCGTAGTGAGCAACTACACGACTGAAATAGAATCCGAGATCTATCGAAACGGTCTTTACCCCGGATTCATCGCGGGATATTACTTTGCCCCTTCGCCAGCCGCTTTTTCGTTCTCTTCATCAATCACTTCCATGGCGAAAGTGAAGATCTGCTGGAGTTGCTGGACAGTCAGTTTTTCCAGAACGGAGTCAGGTACTGACGGAATGACTTTGCGTACCAGTTCTGCGTAGGCAGTTACCTGGTCGACGGGAGACATATTCATGAGGTCTTTGTCTTCCATCTGCTTGATAGAAACAAAGAGGCCGACGGTCATTTCAACGATGGGATATTCTTTGCCACCAAATTTGATGCTTTTTTTCGGCGGCAGAATGGAGTCGAGATCGAGTAATTTGGTCATGGTTTAAATCCTTTTAAACTCATACAGAGGCCCATCCATGGGCCTCTTGGGTTATAACAATTTAGCTTGCGGCAGTTACAGATACGGCTTTGGTCGCCTTCTTGGCGCCGTCATTAGTTGTGAAGGTGATATTGGCTGAACCGACAGCTTTACCAGTTACCAGTCCGTTCTGATCTACGGTCGCTTTATCAGTCGCATCAGAGCTCCACACGCCAGTCTTATTGGTTGCATCGGCCGGGGTAAAGGTTGCGCTCAACTGAACTTTGGCGCCCACTTTTACGGTCGGTGAAGACGGGGTCAGCGTGACGCTCTCAACCGGCTTTGGGAGGCTCATTTTCCCCAACACGCCAGCGTCGTCCGGGTAAGCGGAAAACTCAACTGAGAACACGCGAACGTCGTCAGACTGGTAGGTCATGGTGAAGTTACCCGCGGTTGCTGCTTTAGGGATGGTCAGAACATAATCCGTCGCATCCTGCGGGGTCAGCACCAACTCTTTTGCAACGTCGATCAGGTTCACACCCTGCGCAGACGTGATGGTTACGGTATCTTCGCCAGAACTCAGCGTTGAACCTGGCATCAGATCGACCATGTTTTTCAACACGGATTCAGCCAGCGGCGCAGTAATGGTGATGTTGCGGCCTTGGATCAGCTCGGAGATCGTGGTCTGGCCCAGCTGGTCTACGGTCACTTTCAGCGTTTCGGTTGCGATTTCAACCTGAACGCCGCCTTTGGTGTAACCCAGATCCACGCCACCAAACGACACCTTGCAGGCGCCAAGCTTGATGTTTTTAACATGGGTATTGGACATTATTGGAAAACTCCTTTTTCCGTTAAAACAGTGTCATTCCGACACACAATAGTAAGTATATACTTACTTATTTATTCAGTTCAATAAAGTACCCGGCAAATTCAAGTGGAATCCCCGTTTCAATAAGCGATCCGTCATTTATTGGATACGTTATTGGCATCGCCATCGGCCTAACCATTTTGAAGAATACCCCGTCAGACTCAACGTTGCTAACAGGAAGGATGTCCATGATTTCGTTGGCCATTTCAACAGATTTTGTAATGCTCGCATTGCGAACTACTATCGTGAATGAGTCGAAGTAAAAACCCTGCAAATCCGGGTCGATGGTTATGCCTGTATTGGGATTAATCAGCAAAATGCCAGACTTAACTTTTGCTGGCATATAGTGACAGAAAATGTCCGTCCCTACTTTTCCAAGCCCCTTTTTTTGTATCAATTTTGCGAATGCTTCTACAAACACG